CTCCCATCATCTCTTGAACAGTTATCTCAATCTTTTTTTTGATAGAGCTATACTCCGCATCTAATATTTTTTTTAGCTCACCTAGTGTGTCAGGATTTACATATATACCATTCCTCTCTATCTCCACTAATGTAATTAAGAACTCACACATCATCTCTAAGGTAGGTATAAGAATTTTGTTACCTTCTCTTTTATAATCTAAATCTTGTTGTAGATATAAATCTTTTGTTATAGTAACATCATTACGCCCATACATTTCTAAATCAGGCAAGGGTATTTTATCCATGCCTATCCCAGAATCTATAGCATTTGAAAGTGTAGCATACTTAATTCCTATCTGCCTTCTTCTGCAACATTCTGCAAGACTAAGTGGTTTTCTTTCTCCTTTAAGTAAGACTGACTCGGCAATCATAGTATCCCATAACTTACCCTCATATTTAAATTCACATTCTAATAACCAAGACAAATCAAACTTTAAGTTATGCCCTACCATTAAAGTTGTCTCATCTAAAATATGCTGTAGCTTGTCACGATTTGATTTAATATCACCATTGTAATCATCATGATGAAAAAAGAAATATTCATCGTTCACCCCCACACTAACTAATTTGTTTTCATCATTATATGGAGAGTTGTCTCCATCTTTTGTAAATGTTGTTTCTATATCTAATACACTAATCATTTTTATTTAGCCCTTCTTTTACATGGATAATGCGTTGGATAGTCCGCCTCTCTATCTCATCATTAATATTCTGTGTTACTTCTTTTAATTCTTCAATGGATAGTTTACTCATCCAACTTTCTCTATACCCCTCTTTCATTTTTCTTTACATCCTCTTTTACAAATTTGTCCGCTACCTTTTTTAAAATCTTATCTCTTAGTTCTTTGTTTTGTTTTTTAGTAAGACCCTCTATTTCAAAAATAATATGCTCGTCGACCCAAGTTTTTTTATTTTGTTTTTTCATTAATCCACATACCTCGCTTTGCTAGGCATAATCTTACAAGGAATAATACCATGCCAACCTGTTAATTTATTTTTACTAATACATAATGTTCTAGTAAAATCCTCATCACCTTCCCAATCATCCTTCTTACCTATACCTATAATTAAATCAGCCTCTGCCGCCTTACCTGTCTTACTACCCTCCATGTTGTTAAAGCTTATGTGATTTTTATCATGAGCATCACTACTCGCTTGGCATATTCCAAACATACATACATCCCTTCTACTAGCTATGTCTCTAGTTAATTTATATAACTCTCGCAATTTTTCATGACCACTATCAAACTTATTTACAAGTTCTACTTTATCTAGTTGGTCTATGATTACTATGTCAGGTTTATGTTCTTCGCAATAAGAATCTATACCCTCAATATTAAAATCCTTACAATCATACACATGAATTTTATCTCTTATCTTTTTCCATTCTGTGTTTGCTCTTTCCGGGTTCTCATCTATATGCTCTCTTGTCATGTCCGCACATGATTGTATCAGCCTATAAACATTACGACTAGGCTGTTCTTCATTGCAAAAAATGGCGATATGATTGACTTTTTCTTGATGTGCAAAGCCATTAGCACCCCCTACCATGTTCACCCAAAAGGATGTCTTACCTGATTCTGGTCTAGCAAATATAATTGCGAAGTGTCCTTTACCAATACCCTTAACATGAGTACCTAATAAACTAGGTGTATTAAATTGAAAGAGTTTTGTGTAGTCCATCTCCTTCATAAGTTCATACAAATCTTTTGTAACTTCTTTTATTGTATCGGCGATAGATTCTTCTTTGTGTAAAAGCTTAGAGACAGCAGACAGTTCTTCATCACTAGTGCCTTCATATATCTGCAACAATTTCTGTGCAGCTTCGTGAGCAGTTTGTGATTTGTGCATTTGTTGTATGGTATGTACAACATTGTCTTTATTTATTTCTATCTTATCTAAATCTTTTATAACACCCATAGCCTTATCTCTATTAGACTGTGTTAATGTAGGGTGATAGCTAAGATAGTTTAAATATAAATCATCATGTAGTATTTCTTTGCAGTCAGGTAGGTCATGAAATGTTTTACCAACTACTTCAAACACATCCGTTAAATTTGATAAGCTACTTCTATTTATTTTGCTTTTGTATTGGAGATAAAATTCCCTTTTTAAACATAGTTTTATTATCTTTAGTGCCATTAAATCGTTCATCTTTTTCTACTAACCTCTCAAATCTTTTTACAACATTATCAAATCTCTCACTTAATTTTAAAATATTTATTGCTTCTTCATTAGTCATCTATATCATCCTCCACTCTAATTCGTGCTACCTTACTCTGCATAAATTCATGAACGTCTTGATTAAATTCTTGCATACTTACAAGGTCTTCTATAAATAAATTGTTTACTTTACTTTTAACAAAGGCATCCACGTCTGATACATTTGCTCTAACATTTAGTCTATACTCTATCTCTATAGTAGCGACTATCTTCTGTGGTTTAAATGGATTACCCATTACTCATCTCCTTTTTTTCATAGGGTTTATCAGGTAGTTCGGATAGTATTTCTACAGGCTTAGTATCCTTACTTAATAATTCTACATTCCTACCTAACTTAGCAGTTATAACTCCCTTAATTAATTCAGCAGTCTCTTCTTTAGAAATCTTAAATGGTCTTATATGGTAGTTAAAGAAGTGTGAATGATATCCTGTCTGAGATATATAAGGTACTGTAAATTCTGGTTTTACTTTATGGCTATCTTTATCAGGACTATCGGCGATAGAATGAATTTCATCTCTAGTCATCTTACCTTCTTCCCATAACACATCGTACTCTTCTAATTTTTTATTATGAAATGTAAGATGATAACCCCAATGCTCAAAATCACTTCTAGTTTTTTCATTGTATATCACCCCGTAATCTGATGTTAGTTCTATGTGTGTAGGGAAACCTGCCACAGCTACCTCACCTTTGAAATGTATCTTACTATACCACCCCATCTTTTTTATCCTCTCTTTCTTTTTGTATCATCTTAGATTTCTTGTCTGCTAACATATTCTTATCCTTAATAAAATCATCAACTGACATATTAAGATGTCCTGTTCTATAGTGAAATAATTGCTCATTCTTATCCTCAACCCTTCCCTGTAAAAATTGTATAAACAATTCTTTCTCTGCTATATCCTTAGTAAGTTCCTTTATTATTTTTTTAAATTCTCTTGCTTCTTTTCTCCACTTTTCTATCTCAAGTTCACTTTTTGTAGCCATTAGATTAGCAACTCCTTTATCTTTTCTGTTGTTAAATATTTTAAATCTTTGGGTATGAGTATTATCCTAGTGTCAATACTATAGCCTAGCTTTTTTTGTATGTCAAAGGTCTTCCCATTTGCATCTGGGTCTAAGCATATAAATACTTTCTTAAACTTACTCCTAATAAAATTAGCATGGTCATCAGTAAGTGTAGTACCCATGATTGCAACGCCTGTATGTATCGCCGATACACTACAAGCAGATACACAATCCTCTACTATAACTGCTGTGTCTGTTATGTTACCTACAACAAAGGGAAACTTACAAGTATTATATTTAAACCATCTTGGATTTTTATTAGACAATGACCTACCTACTGCACCATAAACTATACCATCAATGTCTATAAGAAATACAACTCTATCTTGTTTAACATCATAAACAATCCTAGCACCGCACTCGTAAGGACTGACATTGTATGCTGATAAATATTTCATAGCATTTGGATTAGGATATACAGATACAAAAGACTTAGGTATTTCAAAAGGTTTAGACTCACCTGTATCTTTTTTATTAAACACATATCGCATTTCTTCTGCAGTATATCCCTGATTATCTCTACCCTTATGTTCACAAGATACATGAAAACAATTCCACATTAATTTACCATTAAGTTTTCTTATAGATAAAGTATTTCTATTTAAACAAAGAGGGCAGTCCATTCTTAGACTACCCCCTTCCTGAATATTTAAATATGTATAGTCAGAATTTTTCAATTAATGCTCCGCATCAAATTCACATTCACCATTATCTTCTATACACTTCTCAATTTTTATTCCTAAGTCTAGCCTTGCTAACCATTCTTGAGTATCTTTAACACCTATATCTTTTATGACTTTTTCTTCAATCATTTTTTCAACCTTGATATACTCATTCTCTTCTTTAAACTTTAAGAAGTTTTCTCTTGTTGTATTTAGTTTAGTACAGCAGTCATCAACAGCGTGTTGAACTGCCTCAAGATGGTCCTCTTTATTGCCATAGTAGGTTGTAACTTCAGGCTCAATACTATCCAACCCAAAAAATGCGGGGTCTCCACTTGATTGTATTGCAAACCAAAACTTACCTTCTATGTCACCACTATAATATCTACCCATGTTTAACTCCTTTCGGTAAATCACCTATGCTGAAATCAAATTGTCCTGCATGGTATAATAGTTTAGCTGTGTCGCCTATCTCTGATGGTATTTTGTTTAAAGAGAATAACCTAAAATGTTTAGGCTCTTCTAGGTATCCTACTTCATACATACTGCCACCAAACTTAAGTAACTTTATACTATCGTATCTGATAGATGTAAAGTCATGAGGCTTCTGCTGATATTTTAGATACTTCTTGTTATAAAATTCTTTACAACACATACCTAAATCATTGACTGCTATCGTAGCCATTCTATCGCCGATAGTTTTTATCTCACCATCAACAATAGACTTGTATTGTTTGACATCAAACCTAAAGATACCCTCTCTAAATGTGCCTGTCTTCTTCTTTATAAAACCACAATAGAAAAAGCCGTTACCAACTGCATCCTTAATAGCATTTTTGATTGGTCTATCTATCATGTTATTGCTTAATATTTGCATTGCTCTTACCTTTCCGTAAGTCATAACTGTGTGTCATAAATAGTATTGGCTTTGCCGTTTTATTCCAACATAATCCACAGCTACCACAGCTACTTGTTTGACCTGCTTGTTCTGGACAAATGATACCATTCTTAGATATCTTATCTGAATTAGCAGATAGTTTATATCGAGGATAGTTAGAAAATCTTACTGACCACCTATCCCAATTATCTCTATTCATCTGTGCAATTCTATCGCCGATAGATTCTTTAGGTGAATGAGCGGTATACCCATAACAGGCTATGTTAGGATATTTGTCAAGCCATTTGACCCATTGCTCAACATATTTTATGTCAGGGAAATCCCCTAAGACATGGAGTCTGATTAATATTCCATAAGGTTTTGTATTAAGATAGGCTAGTTCCTTATCCATTCTCTTTATAAGGTGGCTATCATACTGCAGTCTGTGTGCAAATGGCATTGTGTTACCATAACAATCGTACCAATGGACACAGGATTTAGGACAGGTTGCCCTCTCTTCTAGTGTAACAGTATAAATGCGTCTGCCTGTATGCCTACCCTTACTAACCCACTTACCTAACTTCTTATTTGTGCTAGGCTTAATGACTTGATAAGGGTAATCTCTCACCCCGAAGACATTCGCTTTATACTTAGTTCTATTTATTATCATGGTATATAGGTATCCAAACATTATCACGCTTAACAGCGTACATATCGGATACTAAGACAGAGCCGTAGTCTCTATCGCTTTCATTATACATATTAGGCACATCACACAATCGTATATTTCTAGTCTTATACCCATCTATAATTTTTATCTTACAGTTAGGCAAAACAGAAGAGACACCTCTCGGTTTTGTAATTACTATATCATTCTTTTTCAAGTTCTTTGAAGTTATTGTATATCCCACCACCATATCAGTCCTCCTTGTAGTTGTTGTTACTATATTTAGCATTGTACTTACCTTTCATTTAAGTATATCGAGGGTAGTTTTCACAGGGAATTATCCTCGAGGCACTACCCAAGCCGTCTTAATGTTCTTAGCGTTGCGTTTCCAAATACTAGGTTTCTGCCTGATAGGTACGAACCCTAAGAACGAAATGGCTTACACCTCCAAGCACCTCTAGTATTTAAGTAAAGTACCTATGTTGCG